AATTCCTTAGCACCAAATGGTTATAATTTAGAAACTGGTGGTTCCAAAGGAAAAAGACTACATCAAGAAACTAAAGATAAACTTAGTGAACAACATAGATTTTTAAATATTTCAGATGAAAATAAAGAGAAAGTTTTTGAGTGTATGAAAATGTTGGGCATTGACAAATTACCAATTGGAATAAATTTTACCTCAAATTCAAATGTAATTGCTGGTTTTGAAGGATTTTTAGTAAAGAAAAATAAAACAAGTAACACATACAAAGCTTTCACATCAAATGATAAAACTTTAACTGAAAAACTAAAGTTAGCTTTGGATTATTTTAAATACATTGAAGAAAAAAATGAAGATGAAATTAAAGAATTGGATAAAATCTATGACTATGATATTAGAAAAACATCTAGAAATAATAAAATAGGTGATGATTTTAAAAATATTTTAATAAAAATGAACATCAAATTAGAAGATTTACCTGTTGGTATTCGTTATGAAAAAAGAAATAATAGGTTTTATATTAAATTTAAGAAAGAAGGTTATTGTAAATATTTTGCAAAATATAAACCTGAAAAATCATTATTAGATGCAATTGAATATATGAAAAATTTACAGTCGCAACGGGAGTCGGCCTGAAAGAAGTCACGTTCTTAATGATGGTCTAAGGTATAGTCTAATCTTTATTGAAAAATAAAGTAGAAATGTTACACGAAGGATCGATGCTCGCTCAAGAAATTGTTATTCGTCCAGGAAAAACTTTGAGATTCAATCTCAGTATAAATAAATCATTCAATGCTGATTTCGATGGAGATGAAATGAACATACACTGCCCGCAGACTCTAGAGTCAATGACGGAATTAAAATTATTATCGGCGTCGAAATGTAAAATGATATCAGCGCAAAGTTCTAAGCCTAATATGTGTATAGTACAGGATTCACTATTAGGTGCATATCGAATGACGCTTGGAATAAAACAGGTAAGTAAAGAACAGTTTTTTAATATTTCCCTATCTATAGGAATAGATTTAAGTAAGATTCAAAAAAAAATGCAAACGATAAGAAGAATCTTCAAGGATAAAGGAAAAAAAGTTCAATGTTTTCACGGAAAAGGTCTTATTTCTTTAGTTCTTCCGGATGATCTTATATATGAAAGAAAAAATAATGCTGATCCAAATGAACCAACTGTGAAAATTTACAGAGGTGTTTTATATGAAGGAGCTTTAGATAAAAACACTTTGGGTGCAGTTTCGAATTCACTTATTCATATAATTCATAAGGAATATGGTCCTGATAGAACTGCTGAATTTATTGATGGAATTCAATTTGTAACAAATAATTGGTTACTCATTTCAGGATTTAGTGTGGGTTTGGGTGATTGTATGGTACAAGGCGCAGATAAAGTTCAAGAAATTGATGATGTTATAGAAAGATGTTATATAGAAGCAGAAGGTATAAAAACAACAACAACACATCCAGGAATCAAGGAAATTAGAATTCTAGGTACTCTTAGTAAAGCCAAAGACATCGGATTGAAAATCGCCAAAGACGCTCTCGATAAATCAAATAACTTTATTAGTACTGTCGTTAGCGGTGCTAAGGGTGATTTCTTTAACATAGCACAGATTACTGGCTTACTTGGACAACAAAATGTTCTTGGGCAGCGAGTCAAGCCGACTTTAAATAACGGGAAGAGAACTTTACCACATTATGGGTTCGATAATTTAGATTTAAAAGACGAGTACGAATCAAGGGGATTTATTGATTCTTCTTTCATACGCGGCCTTAACCCAAAACAATTTTACATGCATTCTATGAGTGGACGTGAGGGGTGTAGGTAAGTAGAAAAAAAGTATATTTATTTAAATTAGAATATCTAATATTTCATATTTTTATAGTGATACTGCAATGAATACCTCAACTTCAGGATACATTCAAAGAAGAATTATAAAGCTAACCGAAGATATTAAGATTCAATATGACGGAACTGTACGAGATACAATAGGTTCAATATATCAACTTGCATATGGAGAAGATAATTTAGATCCAAAACATTTAATAAAAGTAGGAAAAAACAATGAGTGTTGTAATATAACAAGCATAGTGAACAAGTTAAATATGGAGTTTGAACTGAAAAAGAAGTAAGAATGTGTCTAAAAGGATATATGTATAGATTGTGCAAATGAACTCGTATAAACTTAAATCAAAAAATATAATTTTATTATACCAATAATCGGTATAATAAAATAAATACATGAATGTCCAAGTCTAGGAAATGTATTCCCGTATATGTTTATTTAATCTTTTTTTTTTGAAACAAATCATTAAATAGTAAAACAACAACATTATATTTATATTTTTATTTTTTTTTACTTTTTCAAAAATTTAAAGTATTCTGTTTTGATTTTTTTTTTATAATAATAAATACAGCTTTTGTAAAAGAATATTTTTGAGAAACTTTAAAATTATCTTCGAGTTTACAGAAATGATAGACTTTATTAAAAACATAATAGTTTTCATCAAGGTGTGAAAATGTCGGAACATTGTTCTCTATAACATCGATAACCTTATTGTAAAATTCTTTATATGTACTATCACGCTTATATATTTCGTAGATAATTTCAGAAGGCAAGTCATAAAAACGATTGTGCATTTTGATTGAGATTTGTAATTATATTATAACTTTTTTATAAAATAATTCATTTTTTTTTTCGATTTACCAATAATCTGTAATTCTACCTTTATTATTAACCTCATTCTTTCCTAGATGTATAACATATAAATCATCGTCCATCAATATTAGATAATCAAAAAAATAATCTCTAAATATCATATCACATGTGGAACAATCCTTTGAAAAATCTGGATAGAATTTAGTTTTATCGTGATAAAGTTGCATGAATCCCATGAAATTTATTCCACAATAATCTATTAAATTAGTTGAATTCAAATAATGTTCTTTTTCCTCATAATCTTTTCTTTTGAAGGAATACATTGCTTTTTTATTAGTGCATTTCTTTATAAATAATTCATCGAAATGATCAGGTAAAATTATATCTCCGTCTAATAATAAAATCCAATCTTCAGGATATTCCTTGTATAATTTTTTCTGCATCCATTTAATGGCACCAGATTTATTGAATTTAGACGAATTAATATAAAATTCATCATATAAATGATATGTTATATTTAATTGTTTACATAATTCTATTGTTTTCTCGTCTCCAGATGTTGTTATAATATGATAATTATCGGGTTTGAAAAATCTTATATTTTTTTGATAAGTAATGTTTAAAAAATCAAAGTAATTTACACAAACAACAATAACTTGAATATTTTCTAAAACCATTTTTTTTATTTTATAAAAAAATATTTCTATAAATAACTTAGTTTGGTTACTTACTTTTATTTTAAAAATTCACCGAAACAACTAAAATTCTTTTTTGAAAATTTTACACCAGTGATTTTAACATCTATTAAATCAGATTCTTTGATCACTAAAGATGTTTTTGTATTGGTAAAATTCTTTTTTTCTTGATTAAAAACAAAATTTTCGAGAGATGAAAGTGGAATCAAAACTTTAAATTTTCCTTTTACATCGATAAAAATTCCTCCACTAAAAATCATACAAACTCTATCTTTAAAAATTTTATTTATTTCTGGTTTTAAAATTTCAACTAAAATTTCAACTTCAAAAATAAGTTCGCAATTATTACCGGATATGTAATTATTTTTTATTTTCTTTAATTTTTTTACATCTATTATATATCCGTTATCTCTAGTACATTCGTTTTTTGTAATTTCTTTCAAAAAATCAAATATATTTTTATTTAACGTTTTACCCAAAAATTCTGGATTAATACATATACGTTTGTTCATAGTAATTATACTTGACATAATTCTTAGTTATAAAACTAAAAAAATATTTTTTTTTCATTTTTTTATTTTTTTATGATGAGTAAAAATAAAAAAAAAACATGGATTGTCCAGTATGTTTAGATGATGAAATTGATGAGACTAAAATACATTATACTGAATGTTTACATCATATTTGCGATGACTGTTATTACAAACTTTTATCAAATTCTTGTCCAATTTGCAGACAAGAAATTGCATTGTCTTTTAATAATAATACCAATACTGACGACATGTTTTTTGATAATAAACCATTTGTAATAAACAAAAAAAGACATGAAAACAAAAGAGAAAAAAAAAGAAAAAAAAAAGAATTTATTGAAAAAATTTTAGTTCAACCACAACAAGTACCAACAACAATTGTGAATAGCTATTTATTACATATACCAAATAAGAAAAAAAGATTTTATAATAAATTAAACAGATATATAGTATTTTTTTAGAATGTTGGAATTGATTCTTCGTTGTCAATTAAATATTTAGGTATATCATTAGTTGCTAATAGCATACCGCATATACTGAATGTACTATCTACTGTTCCAATTATAATTTTATTACATTTACCTAAAAGATACATTTCTACTAAACCACATATGACGTTGTATTTATCATTGTTGAATTTATTAGATGATGTATTTCCACATAATATTTTAGGTGGATCATAAAATATAACATTTCTTCCTAAATTGCTTGCAAAATTTATATAAGTTTCAAAATCATCTGTTGCTAAAAAAACACCTCTTTTATCATTACACCATTTTTGACATTGTGTGATGAGCTTTTTGGTCATGGATTTCCAGTCATATTTAGTGAATCCTCCGTCTGATTTTCTAATATGAATACCAATCATTTCAGGAAAAAAATTAGTATAAGATTTATCGATTTCATTTTGTAATTCTTGTATAGGACGTAATAATTTCATTTCATCTGCAATTTCCTTTCCAACATCATCCAGTATAAATTCACCATTTTTGTTTAAAGTTTTTTTGAAATTTCTAAAAACTTCCGTATTATCTTCTTCACAAATTAAAGGATATAAAGCATAATTTATATAAATATTTCCTTCTATTTTAATATCAACAACTAAATCTAAGCTCAGCCAATAATAAAAATCATAAGTTTTTACATGGTCAATATCATTTTTATCAAAAACTAGATTATCTGGTGGAAGAAATAAGTCTTGAAAATTACAATAATCACCAAAATAAGTTAAACAACTTCTTTGAGGAGTATAGGTCCATATCATATTAACTTTTTTATTACATTTTTTTGCTAATCTTAATGTTGAAATAAGAGGTAGCAATCTATTACATAAACCATTGTATACAACAACACTTAAATAAGACATTTTTTTTTATATAATGTTATTTTTCTTTATATACTTAAATTAATAAAAATAATTATTTATAAGGTTATTTTTATTATATAAATAAAATGTCTTGTTTGTTCGATAGTCTAAGTTATTTTTTGAAAATTGAGAGCGGTAAAATAAGAGAATATATATGTAACTATTTGGAATCAAATAAAACTATAGTTGAAGGATTAGATACAAAACAAATATTAGAAATGGAAGATGATAATTATATCAAAAAAATGAGGTCTACAACAACTTGGGGAGGAGCAAATGAAATACTTGCTGCTTGTAATATATGGAAAATAAAAATAAATGTTTATCTTCACAATAAAAATAAAAAAATAGAGTTTTTACCACTGAATGGTATATATGTCAAAATAGTAAATATTATTTGGTATGGAAATCATTATGATCCATTGACTGTATTATAAAAATATAATTTTTAAACCATAATATAGTTTAAAAAATTAATTTAAATATGATTTTCAGTGTTTTATAAATTTAAAAAATAATAAATGTGTATATTTATAATTATAATTATATTTATTTACTTTCCGACCTTCTTTACTACTTTCTTAACGACCTTTTTAGGTATTGTCTTAATTGAATCTTCAATTGGTGCTTCGTCTTCGTCAATCTTATCATCACCTGCTAAACTTCCTAAGTCATCATCGTCGTCATCATTTTTAAGAGACATTGGAACTGTATTCTTAGTTTCATTCTTTACAACTGAAACAGATGATGGACGAGGGAGTAATCTCTTGAATCCAAAGTCAACTAAAGTTACTTGACATTCAATAAGCTTTACTTGTATGGAAATCTTATTACCAATAAATATTGATTCAAACTTTATTGCCCCTCTTGCATAGCAATGTTTTCCCAACAAATCAAGAGGATTAATACTATCTTCTGTCTCCTCATTTACAAAAACGGTCATAATTTTTTCACCTTGTTTCTTCGAAACAATCAGTTTTGCATAAAGTGTTGGGGCTGAACCTTCAACTACCTTACCCTTTTCTTTCTTATAGTAAAGAGGATTTAATTTCTTAAGGTCGGCAGGTTCCAATTCATAAAGTTCCAATTGTTCCTTACTTTCCAACAAGTATTCCTTGACTCTATCAACTGTATTATTAAATGCATTTATAAAGTCTGTCTGAGCTTGTGTTGGTCCAGTTCTATCAGCAAGAACTAAAGGCATTACAAATCCATTTACTTTTCCAGTCTCTTGATTAGTATTTTCACTCACGCCGAAAGAATAACATTTCTCTGTTGGAATAATTAAATCACCGATAGTACCATCTTCATTTATGACAGAAATATTTATTCTCTTATATGTAATTGCCGGCTTGCTATCAGGAATAGATCCAGGAATGGGATCAGAAAATCTCATTCTATCAGTGCTGAAGCCACGAGGATTAGTTAATTGTGTTGAAGTTCTCATAGTTGGTTTAATTAGTTGTTGTTTTGTTAATATCTGTTTAACTTTAAATCATTTTTTTTAAAAAATCAATTTTTTATTTTCTTTTTTTCTTTTTGTACTTAATCAGATAAAAAATCTTCTTCGTCCTCCTTATTTTTAATTTCATCATCATCATCATCATAGTAAGTGTTGTTATTTTCAATTTCATTATTTTCTTTGTATAATATAATTGAGTTATTCATAGCATTTTCATTGAAATTTTGTAAATAAGCATATGTACATACATTACCAACCTTTTTTATTTTAATTGTATTATTTTTTATAAAATTAAAAATTTCATTTGAATCCTTAGTTAAGTAAAGTATTAATATAAAAGGGGTTGTTATAACACTAACTAAATCATATAATAAAAGTAATAATTTATAAGGAAATAATTTTATAAATTCATCCCTAACATCATGTGTGTGAAATTTATCTTTCCAATGAACTGGAATATATTTAGTGCATTGAAAAAAATCATTCATATATTTTGTTGGATTATATATAGAATCCTCTGGTTTTCGTATTAAACTTCTAGAAAAAGATGATATAGCACCCATTACTCCTGTATAAAACAACAAAGATCTATCAAAAATTGTGACATGTAATAAAATATTTTCATCGAAAATCGATAGAAATAAATTAAAACTGAAAAATATACCACATGTTATAGCCAATGTTTTTCCTAAAATTTCAAATATTGGACTTGGAAATTGTTTTAAATAAAAATTTGATAAAGGTATTGCTTTATTGACTCTTTTTTCGAAAAAATGTTTCATTTCATTATATTGTCTTATTTTCCATTTAGTCAGCAACAAAAAATTTCTTGAACTAATAACATTTGACTTTGAATACACTTCCTCTATGTTACATACAATGAAATAAAGTAATAAATAAATAAATATAATTGGTGAAAATACAAGATTTAAAATTCCAAGTAAGTAAAATCTTTTTTTTAAATTATCCGCATCTATATTTTCCAAATCGTTAAAAATTGCCATCTTGATATTAAATTCTAATTGATTAGTGTAAAATATAATATTAGGTATATTTAATACGCTATTGTGAATAATTGATATATAATAATTCTCATTTTTTAAAATTTTATTTGTTATATCATATGATGACATTCTAAATTGTTCTTCTAATTTTTTAATAATAACTGACCATTTTACAGTCTGAAGTTCTCTATTAGAAATTTGTAGTTTAGTTTCATAGTATTTTTCTATAAATGATATTTGTCTAAAAGTAGAATAGAAATCTATTATTTTATGTAATATGAACATAATACCGAAAAATAAAAAAACAAAACTTACTAATTTTGGATTCGTAGGTTTTCTAGTAAACAAAAATATATCCCCACAATTTTTGTTATTAGTACATAGTAAGAGATTTTCCCAATCTAAACATTCCAATAAAAAAAATAAAAACGATACTCCAATGCATATTAAAAAAATATCACATATATTTGAAATTATTATATTGAACATTCCTTTTCTGTAAAAATATTCGTAAATATCTCTGTAAAAATTATCGCTATTTTTATATCTTTCTTTTTTATTTTGTTTCTTAATACCAAAAATGTTTAATAAATTATTTTTTCTTGGATAAGTTTGTAATTGAGAATCAGATGAAAGCTCTTCTATCAAACTATTATCTAAATGAAAAAACAAACTATTATTTATTGTTTCATCTTCAACATAATTATTTGCATTCATTTCTCTTTTTTTTCAGTTTATATTTTACAAAGGGTTTTTTTTAAAACTAAAAAAATAGTTTTAAAAAAATTATATTTTATAGTTATTACGATTTTGTAGTTCTGATGAAATCAAACATATTTTTTTTGCAGATCTACTATCTTCTTTAGAAGATATAATTTTGATTCTTTCAATCATTCTTAGTAATTTATTATATTTTTTTTTTATAATATTCCTGTCATTTTTTAGTATCAAACATTTGTTTTCAACTCTAATTATTTCAAGTTTATTATTTTTGTGAACATAAAAAAATACAATTGAACTAAACAAAAAATAAAAGAAAAATATTATCAAGAGTACAGAACGTATTTTATTTAAAACACTATCACTTTCATCATAGTAAAAATCTATTTGATTATTTATATATGTACCATACGGTTCTAATTGAAACGAAATATAATCTGAATTTTGGAAATATTCACTCAAATTTTGAAAAAACATTTAATGTATATTTATATTTATTTTAATTAAAAATCAATTTTCAACTTCTATCTTCCTAAACAAAATAAATCGCACATACTTGTAAACCAATTTCTAGGATATTGAATTTCTGGTTCTTTCTTATCATCAGGATGATTAAAATCTTTTATAAAATTAAACAATTCAAAAATTCCCTCTCCGGTAAATGCTGATGTTTCAAAAAAAAACATGTTTAATTTTGCAGCTAACTCTTTTCCTTCTGAGGTAGTAACTTCGATATTTTGTTTATCTATTTTATTTGCTACTAAAAAGAAAATAGGAATTTTTTTATTTTTAGTTATTGCATTATGATGATATTCTTTTATTTTTTCAAATGACTTTCTATTAGTAATATCGTATACCAAAACAAAATATAAACAGTTTTCATTGAAACTAGATGAAAAAGAACAGAAAAAACCTGATGTTATCCAGATTTGAAAAATATTGTCGTCAATATTTATGCTTTGAAAATCTATACCTACAGTCGGAAGACTTTTTTTATTAAATATATTATAAATGAATCTAAAAACTATAGAACTTGTACCAGTGAAAGTTTCACCGTAAACAAAAATTTTTAAATATTTCTTTATCGCCATATTTTTTTAATTAGATTTAATTAATTTAAGACTTTATATATTTAAAAATTCATTTTTTCAATTAGTAAAATTCGTCCTCATCGATTTCAATTTCTTCTTCTTCCTCTTCTTCCTCTTCTTCCTCTTCTTCCTCTTCTTCCTCTTCATTGTCCTCTTCATCGTCCTCTTCATCTATTTCAATTAGTTCATCATCGTCATCTTTTGTATTGTCTAAATTTTCTGGTATTGTGTAAGAAAATTTATATTTATTACAAGTATCAATATCATCTTTTGTTAGTTGTGAAACACTACCATCAGGGTTTTGTTTTCCATACATTTTCTGTGTTTTATTATCAAATAAAAGCGATGATTCAAAGTGTTCAAAATTTCCAAATTTATTCTTTTTTATTTCAATAGTTGGAATTTTTTCTATTAATTTATTTACAATATTATTTGTTTTTGTATTATTATTTTTAAATAAATTCTTATTTTTCTCAGAATCTGTAATTCTAGTAACTAAATCGTTTTTAGTTCCACCCACTTTTAAACCTTTTCCTTTACACATTTCTATTAGTTCATTTCTACTTAATTTTAACAAGGTATTTTCTTCAGGTGAAGATTTTTTTATATCATTTGTACTTGATGAAGTAGTAATCGTTGGTCCTTTCTTAGTTTTCCATAAGTTTAAAAGTTCTCTTTCATCGATATTGTATTTGATTGAAATATTTTTTAATAAAGATGTAACCTCATTATCAAGTGTATTTGTGATACTTTCAAAATATGACATTTTTTATTTTATTCCCTTCAATAATCTTTTAAATATCAATTTTTTTTTTAATTATCGAATTGGTCTTAATTTGTGAATTTCCATTTCATTAGTAGAATATGGAAAAAATGGAATAGTTGAATTTTTTTCATGAACTTCTTTTAGTGAAATAATTTGGGGAATTATTCTTTCGTCAACTAAAAAATCAGTTTTAAATTTTTTAGAAAAAGATTTTACTAAAGTTCCCCAATTTTGTTTTTGTTCATCCGTGTATAATAATGGTTTTTTACCGTTATAAATTATCGGAGTTGATTGATTTTCTATATTTTGAATATTTTCTTTAAAAATTGAAGTTTCACTTTTTGTCAAGCGAAAACCAAAATAAAGTCTATAATCAATATCATTATTTGCAATTAAGTCACATTCTTTAATGTTTCTTACATTGTATAACAAAATATGTCCTGGAAAAATTATTTCCTTAAATTTTTCATTATTATCATTATCTTTTTGGAAACAAAAAATCTGATCACCATCCTTGTTTAAATTTATGAAACCTCTAAAAATTATGTCGTTTTTCAAAAAATCTTTAGGAAATTCCTCACATTCAACTGTTGAATATGTTTTTTTTATATTGTAAAAACAGTCAAATAGCATTTCAATATTCATAGATGGAAAATATAATTGAAATTGTTTGGATATTTGTTCATAAATATTTTTTCGAATTATTCGTAATTCAGGATGATAAAAACTTGTTGGATAAGAACAGTTGAACGACAGAGAACTAAATATTTTCCTTTCTTCGTCAGTTTTTTTAAATTCAACTTGTTCTTCAAAAAATTTATGTAAAATATTTGTTCCATCGCCTTTAAGAATTGTATAACCATCTTCAATTAATTTTATCATACCAGGTTTTGTTTTTTTGTTTATTATTTTACTATCTTTCTCTTCTTCTATAGGATTTTCTTGATTTTCTATTATCTCCTTGTTTTCTTCTATAGGATTTTCTTGATTTTCTATTGTCTCCTTGTTTTCTTCTATAGGATTTTCTTGATTATTTTCTAACCTTTTCTTGTATTCTTCTAAAGTGTTATCTTGATTATTTTGATTATTTTCTAACATTTTCTTGTATTCTTCTAAAGGATTATTTTTATTTTCAGATATTTCCTTCAATGGATTTTCACTTGTCATATAAGGAGTATTTAATAGTACATCTGAAACATATTTTTCTTGATTACTTACAAGTAATGAACCATCATTTCTGAAATTATCTTTGTGAATAATTGAAATGAAATCATCATTATTATTATTTACTAATCCGTCAAATATTGGATTTATTTTTTGCTCAGATATTTTTAAAGTTATTTCTTCGTTTTTAGGAATATCAATATATATCATTTTTAAAATAGTTAAGCAGTCATTGAATTCTTTGAAAAAATCAGACCGTACAGACTTACCCATGTTTACAGAACTTCTAAAAAAACATTGTTTGTCTTCTAAATAAGTTTTTTCCAAATTTTTCCTATTTTCATCATTAGAAGTTGTATATTTTAAACTTTCTGGATAAAAATTAAAAACAGCACATAGTATTTTTAAAATATCTTTATTTGGTATAAATTCATTACAAACGCTAAAATTTTCACATAGATAGTCATTTATTCCTTCATTATTTCCAAATTTCTCTACATAAGTAAAATTAAAATCAAATATATATACCTTAAAAAATGTTTTTATTTCATATTTTACATCATTGATATAGTAAATAAATGTCTGTAGTTGGTCTAATTTCTTTATAAATACATTGTCTCCGTGTAAATCATTATGTGTCATATTACATAAAGACATTGCATAACAAACAGCCGACAATTGAAATAAAACTTGTAAAATAATATCCCTATTATTATAATATTTTTCAAGAAATTTGGTGAATGTTATGACTTGACTATTCAAATCGAAATATTTAGTAAATACTAAACTATATTTAAGTTTTTCAATAATATTTTCGTTTTTATTTTCTGCTATTGGTTCACTTGAAATTTCATTTATTGAATACAATTTATTTAAATTTATAATAGAGTTTATATTTCTTTTTAATATCATGTCAGTGACACTATTACTCATGATTTTATTTGAATTATCACTAGTGTGTCCAATTAAAATATTAAGTAAATTTTCATATGAGCATGAATCAACACTATCAACTAATGGAACAAAATGTTTACAAACTTTCAATCTTCTCATTGGATCAACTATTTCTTTATAAACTCTTTTTTCATAATCCAAACTTTTACTTGATAGAAAAAAGTTTATCTTCTTATGAGGATCATCAAAATTTATTTCATTACTGTCTAAATTTATAAACAACTTACAAAATAATTTTGTATTATCATTCATTTCTAAAATCCATGTTTCGGATGCTGTACTTCCACCTTTTGCACCTATCACATTCACAACTTTTTTTCCTATATTAGAACAATCATTACTAAATTTTATTTTCTCGTCTTTTACTGTTTTAATTTTAATAGATGATGTTGGTTTTTCTATACATTGAAAAAAATTACTTCTACTTTTTATTATATTCATGTTTGTCGGTTTAATATGTTTTTTAATTTCACTGAGTAATAATAATACATCTTTGCTTTTTATGTTTGACTGAATTTTTTGTTTTTTTAGAAAATTATTCACCAACTCTTCATTTCTTTTATAATTAAAATCATTTACTTGACTTCCATCTTCATAATCATCCTCTTCTTTTTCTTCTTCATTTTCTTCTTCATCTTCTGTATCATCGTCATCTTCTTCTTCATCATCATTTTCGATTTTCTTTTTATTTTTATTTTGAATTGGTAATAGTAAGAAATCACTTTCATAATTATTTTGTTGCTGTATTGAAATTCCCTCCTCATAATCATCATAGTTATCATCTACTAATTGATCATCTGAGATTAATTTTTCTTTATCATAAGCATGTTTTGTAATTTGTTTTGGAATATACATATTAAAATTTAAAATAATACCAAATACATTTTGTAAGTCATCATTTTTTATTTCCATTTTTGAATAAAGTTCACCAGTTAAGAAAGAAATAAGCTTATTTTTTATCGCTGAATTTTCACTTTTTAAAATTTCATTCCTAAGTTCACTTACATTTTTAAATTTATATGGATTATCTATTTTTAATAATTGAAAATCTAATTCATGATTTTTAAAGAAATAAAAAAAATTAAAATACTCTTGTGAAAAAATATTTATTTTTTTCAGTAAACATATAATCGATAATAGAATTGAATTATCCAATAAATCATCTAATACCATAAATTGTCCTGTTTCATTATTCAAATCCAACTGAATATTGTAAATTACATTTTTAAAAGCACTTTGTTTACTTTCATTTTTTATAGATTCCCAAATAAATTTAAAATCACCGTAAAACAATTTCCAAATTGTTTCTTTAATATTTCCTTTATTATCAATTTTATCAGATAATGGTTGCAATATTAAATCTAAATATTTTGAAATAATTTCATTCATTTTTAAACCACCGAGAGTTTCAATCATATTATTATTATTGTGATTATATATTTTCTGAAAAATATTTTGTATAAAATCGATATTAATCATCATTTCACTATTGTATTTTTTTTCAATGAAAAAAAACATATTTGAAATTAAAAAAACAAAACTTTGGAGAATACATTTTATCCAGGTAGTCACAAATAAATCATTATCAATAAATGAATCAAGATCATCATAACTGGACTGTTCATAATTTGTTATTATATCATTTATACTGATTGAATTTTTACTATGATAATTTAAATATTCTGATGTTATTGATGAAATCATTTGTATTTCATCTAGATGAATTATATTTTTATCTTTTGCAAAATACAGAATATGATGTAAATCCAAAGTTTGTCTATCTAAATTTTTACCATCGAATTTAAATTTACTATTTAACCCTTTAACACATAAATATTTTATTTTTTCCATGCGCTTTTCATGATTAAAAAATTCATTTTCAGTGATTTTTTTTTGTATATATTCATTTACATCACTGTAATTTTTATTTTCGAGAAATATAGATTCATTAGTAAATATAGAAAATGCTGGATCAGCATCTGTAAAAAGAAAATCTTTTTTAGATGTTGCATCAGTCATTTTAAGCAAACTTAGTGTTTCTTCGTCATTCACAAATTGAAAAAACATATCAACATCGAATTTTTCATATTCTAAAATCATCTCTTCAGACAATAATTTTACATCACTCAAAGTTTTATTTATAATTTCATTTAATTCTTCAGGTAATTTATTTCTTGTAAAAAGACTTAATATAACTTGTTCTAAGTAATTTAAATTTACTAATTTTAACTCATTATCTATATTTTCTCTTTTTATATTATTCGATTTAGAAAAAAAATCTAAATAATTACTCAATACCACTTTAGAAATATCATTCTTTCTATTTTCACAACTTTTACGTAGTGTTTTATACAAAGAATATAATACTAAACATTGTGGAATTGTTTTAGATACAATCAATACTTTTAGTAAATTTATATCAGATAATACTTCTTTTTTATATTCATCAAAATCAATATTATTTTTTACATCATCAATTTTCAATTCAAGAATAAATTTTTTGAAATAATTTTTTTTTTCATCATCATTGTTTTTTCCATTCAAAACTATCATAAGTTCTAAAATTTTTTCATATGATTCCATTATAGTATTATTCAAAACTTTCAAGTAAATATACTGATTAACAAGATCTGAATCAATTATTTCCTCCTGAAGTTTTTTTCTAATTTTTTCAAATATTTGACCTAAAATATTTCTACTTTCAGTGAAATCCATATTTTTTAATTTAGGAATTAGATTTTCAGTTGTTCCAAAAAAAAGATTATTTTGATTTATATAAAATAAGTTTGACATCCCCGTTTCTAATAATTGCTTTCTTGCGTCTGGGTTTAAAAATCTTTGTTCTAAACCTTTAATCAATGAAGTTTTTACAAAATCATCCTTTATAAAAGATTCGTATTCTAAATATTTTGATGGTAACATTTCATATGGTATTTTAGTCATTACATCTCTTAACTGTTTGTATTCTTCTGGTATCAATTTTGTATAAATATATTGACTTACATTTTCCCATTCTTCATCATCTATTACCATTTTCAAATTGAAATTATTACTTAATAATCCAAATGGTAATTCTTGTGGATTAAATATTCTAATTGATGACATTTTTTATTTACATACAATAAAGTTTTTTCTTAAAGTTTTGTTTTTTTTTATAATTATATAATTTTCTATCAAGAAAAATTATATAATTGAACTACTATTTCCTGATTTTGTTAAATCATTTGATAACGATCCCACGAAGGTTCCTTTATCTGAATCAACATCATTTTCACTACGCATTCGTTTCATACAACTTTTAAGAACTATTTTACAAAAATACAATATAGTAAATAAAATTTGAATTATAACTGATGAAAATAGAATTATAAAAAATACAGAATAGACATATTCATTTCTACCTAAAGTTTTTATTAAATAAATATACAAACCTGTTATTGCAACATTAATAACTACAATCAATATATTCAATTGAATCGTTATAAATAGAAAAGAACATTTCTTGTTTATACTTAATGTTGATATTGATTCTCTATTACCCCAAGACAAATCATTGAGTCTTGAAAATGCAAAAGTTGGAACAAAACTTATATATTGTGATATATTTATGAAAAATGGTAAACTATAAATTATATAATAAAAAGCAGATTTAAACGATAATGTTAGTGATAAAAAAAATGGAACAATCCAAATAAACATTAGAATATACATCAAAGGCCCAATAATTAAAAATCGATCATTAAAAGAAAATATATTAAAAAATATAAATATTGAAATTAAACTATTTATAAATGTAAAAAATAAATAAATTGATTCCATGAAAATTTCATAACATTTTTTATTACAACAGCCACTTTTTTTTCCTAGAAAAAAAGAAACAAGAACCCATGCTATGTAAAATACCAAGTAAAATCCAGTTAAAACAATATCTGGGGAAAAATTATAATAAGGTGTATTATATTGAAATATATTGATGAATCTTTTCAAATTTGGAAATGTTTTGAAAAATTGTAAGAAAGATTCAAATACTGCGATAGAAAAAAATGAAGGTGAAAAGATTTGTAATATTGATTGATATAATTGAATAAACCATAAAAATCTAATCGACTTTCTATTTCCTAAACCACTCATTGAATACTCATCATTTCCTTTCTCATCAAATAAGTAATATAAATACGTCGATACAGTTCCATTTATCCATCGTCTCCTTTGTCCTAATAATTTTACCCATGTCATCATGGGTTCATAATTAAAAGATGCCTTATTTACCCAAACTGTTTTTAAATCAAAAGTTCGTAGTATCATTGCAAACGAAAGAATTCGATCTTCTGCCAACACAGTATTTGATTGAATTATATTTGATTCTTCATTATTACTATAATTTAAATGTCTAAAGTAAACATCTAACACACCATTTTCAGTATTACATACATCTTTTTTTAAATGTTCCCACCACAACATTTGACAAGGTCCAGGTAAAACTGGTAATGCACCTGCTATATTAAACATTGATGTATTTAGTAAAAAACTAGATTCAAATTCAAAACCTTGTAATGGTGCCGGTGAAAACCACCAACAAATTTCATTCATAATTCGAGTACAGAATGATTGTCTTTTTTTTTTCCACCAATGAGGGTATTCTTGAATTTGACGTCTATTTGTTTCACTCATTACAGATTGTTTTGCTGTTACACCTATAACACTATTATGTTTTTTAAACAAATATTCTGATAAATGAAAAATACAATCTGAATCGTATGTTGTCCCACAATCCGTGAGAAATACAAAATCAGGATTTTGTAAATTACACATTGAAAAAAAAAGTAAATGACTATTATGTTTTTGTGCATTTCTTTTTTTTGTTATAAAAACTGGATGAAATACTATTCCAGTTTGTTCATCTTTATTTATATATTGGTAACAAGGATAAAAAATTTCATGTTCAGAAATTATTATACATATGAAATCTTTTAATAAATGATTATCTATTATTTCCTTAGATGGACACCCCCATTCTTTATTTAAACCCTCCTTAAATGATTTACTCGCTTTATTCCAACCATCTTGTATTATATAAATATTAACGTGTAATTGAAATGAATTATCTGGTCTATTTCTATGAAGCAATATATTTTTTGATAATGATCTCAATGTACCACTTATTTCACACCATTCTTCGTCGTAACATGGTAAACATATATTCATACTAAGCATTGTTTTTTCTTCACGAAATATTATTAGTTCATCGGTTGCTAACAAACAATCACTTTTTTCTATATTTTGAGGTTGCTCAAATTTATATTTACCATTTATGTTATTTTGACGTTTATTTGATACTAACACATCCTCAAGTGATTGAAATTTTTTTAGATCTCTCCATTTAAAATTTAATTTATTTAATGTGAAAATATTAGTTTTTCCATATTTTATTGCTTTTAACTTCAAATCATCCATTTTTTCTATTATGATTTATTTATTACAATATTATTTTTCATGGTTTTTTATTTATTTTTTTATATTTTTGGAATAAAATAACTTGAATCTATACGAAATGTTTTCATTATATTAGAAACATATTTTGAATGTTCTTTTACATCAACTAACAATGTTCCTAATACATCATCTTGTATATAACCCTCAAATTTTACATATCCATCAATTGTTTTTGATAATGCATTTTCTAAGCTCTTTATATCAGAAACTTCAATATCGTTTACCTTTTTCAAAATTGTTCCATTTTTGAAAATTTCACTTTTAAAATTTTCAGTATTAGGAAATGATTTGGTAATTAAAAGAAATTTTTTAAAAGCATTTTCACCTTGTATGTATTTATTCAATGCATCACGATATTTTCCATCTTCAGTGTGTACATGATTTGGTTTTAATTCACAAATACACATTCCATAACATATTCGATAATTGTAATCTTCAAACTCGTCTATTATTTGTTTATTTAAAGTGGTTTTTTTATCTCGTGATTCAAATATACATTTTAATTCAATAGGATATCTATAATTATTATTAGAAAAAATATTATCGTCATTATTATTGTTTCTATAAACATATAATTTTATTTCAGTTCCAATCGGTATAGAATCGGAAATTTCTTTTATTGTTGTAAACATTCGTTCAGTTTGTATTGAATCATCTGAACATTTTTTTATTGAATTTATATAACCATCATTTTCAATTATAACATATACTTTCTCACCGATACATTTATTGTTATCTTTTATAATTTTATTCAAACATTCATCATTTACATATATATCTTCATATTCTATTTTATGCAAAATATCACCTTCTTTTAACACTTCATAAAAACAACTATTTTGCAAAATTTTATTTACAAGAATTCCACTAGGTTTATGTGCATGTGTACAATTATCTTTACATTTTTTCAAAATATCATTATTACAACTATTGTAAGAAAAACTAAATTTTGCAGGTGATACTACATAAGGCATCTTCAAACTTTCATCTTCTAAAGGTCTTATCATTTCTTGTATAACTGATAAAAATGTACGACAACCTATAACAAATCCTTTATTTTGAGCAAAAAGCATACCTGCTGAATTAATACCTATTACTCTTCCATCTACATCTATTAGCGGTCCGCCACTATTACCAGGATTTATTGGAGAATCTGTTTCAATATATGTTGGAGAGTTTTCTAAATATAATGCATCATCGTTTGTAAAATTATTAAAATGACCTGAAATTGTACCATTTGTAACAATTAAACTTGGAGTACCCAAAGGATAACCTACAACATAAACTTTCATTGATTTGAAAATTTTAAAATTATCTGAAAATTTTAAATCTCGATTATTTTCATCATCAGTTTTTATTTGTTTTATTTTATCTATATCATGTTTACTTAATTGACACAATGCAAAATCCTTTTCAGGACATATTGAAACAAGTTTTAATACACATTGATATTTACCAAATTCTTGAATCAATGCATATATATTAAACGCATTTAATGTCACATGAGCATTTGTTAAAACAAGTCCTCTTTCCACATCTACTATAAATCCCGTTCCACTCACTTCATAATCTTCAGGCTCTAAGTATGGTTTGAAAGGATTCTTCGTTCTAGTTTGACATATTATTTTTACGACATTATTTTTATATTTTTTTTCAAAATCTCTTATTTTTAACGTTTTCACATCCTCTAAATACTTATGTAATATTTTTGCTTGGTCTTTAAGTTCACTTTTAGGTGAAGTTTCCAGATTTGGTTCATCTGTTAAAGAACCGTCTTTCTTATTTTTTCTAAATGACCTTTTTTTTGATTTTTTTTTTAAAGACCTCATCTTATTTGACCTTTTTTTTCTAGGTGACTTTTTTTTTCTAGAAGATGACTTTTTTTTTCTATATTGGTATTTCATTTTTAACGACATTATTTATTATAAAAAAATAAAAAAAAATCTAATTTAAATAAAACGTAAGAATTAAATAAATACACACACTATGAGCGGTCTATTATTTCTATCGAGTGATGATTTCGTTTTGTCTAAAGGTACAAAAGGAAATATATTATGCACATCAATTCCCGGTTTTTCTTTAATTTTATTTTATTCCACACAATGTCCTCATTGTCAAAATCTACTTCCTATTTTCAAAAGATTACCTGGATCTATCAATGGTTGTCAATTTGGTATCATTAACGTTAGCACCAACAAAACTTGTATTAGATTATCTAAAGATACTATATCACCAATTACATATGTACCGTATATTATACTGTACATTAATGGCAGGCCTTTTTTAAGGTATTCTGGGCCTGCTATCGAGTCTGAAATAAGACGTTTTGTTTTCGAGGTTGCGCAAAAGGTTCAAAGTAAACAAAAATTCTCAAACGAACAAGTAAAGGAAGATGTCAGAGGTCATATTCCTGCTTTCACTATTGGAATACCTAAATGCGATGAGGATGTGTGCTACTTAGAATTCGATGATGCTTACGATAAGCACAGATAAAGATTGATAATAAAAAACGAAAAAATACACAGAAACATAAGTTAAATACTGATTTTAATACTTTGTTAGGTATAAAATCAGTATAGTTTATATAATTTAGATTTTTATAATTACTAATAAAAAGAATTAAATTTGATGAAGAAACAATTAGAATATATTAAAAAACATACCTGAAAAATGGAAACAAATTCAAACTATTAATAATACTGTAAATTCAGAAAACAAGACCTATCGCACTTCAGAAATTCTGAAGTGGTTCGATTTTCTTTGAAAGGGGGTAAAAGAAGATTGTGAAAGACGAATTGATATTTATCAATATGATAATAAAGGTGAATTGATAAAACATTTTAATTCAATTACGGAAGCAAAGAAAAAATTAAATCTAAGCTATGCACTAAAAAGTGCTTGTGATAAAAAAATTATACTCTTAATGGATTTATTTTTAGAAGTAAGAATGTTTCATTTACAGAAGAAGATATCAAAGAAATTAATAAGGCTATCAACTGTTAAATTTTTTAATTATAA